CGTCTGCGATATATTTCAGCACATCTCTAAATATTTTGACCTGTTGCTGTATAGGAGTAATGTTGTGTTGCCACTCTGCTATCTGTATCATGGATGGCATTTCAAACACTTCAATGGCACCGTAGTCGCCACCTGTGCCTAGACTGGGATCCAATGCCACAAGATATACACGATCCTGTTCGGGTTTCTTATACCATCGCACTTGCCCCATTTTCCATAGCGGATCTCTGCCCACTAGATCAATAAGTTTAAGTGAACTGATAAGTGTTTCATCATACACGATGAATTCACAACCGTACTCACGACGGAAACGTTCTTCGCCGATACGTCCGGTCTCAACACGTTTCCATTCCTCATCCCGATCTGGGTGTTCATACCACTCTGCCCGGAATCCGTGAAATCCATTGCGACCTTTGCCGTCATCTCGTGCATTGCCAAACTCGTCAAATAGGTCCTGGCTTTCCTTCCAGATGATAGCAAATTCATCTTCATCTGAGTTAGGTGTACTTGTGATAATTGCTCGTCCACCAGTTGCTAGTGTCGGCGATATTGAAGTCCAAAATTCTGTAGCAATGTTAGGTTGTACGAAAGCAAACTCATCGCAATATAGTAAGGATATGGACATACCACGACCGGTATTACCAGTAGTAGTAGCTGAAACAATTCTAGATCCGTTTTCAAATTCAATGCTCCCTTTGTTGTAATTGACAACCCCAGCACGTATGTAGTCATCGCATAATTCGTATCCATAACGAATACGTTGCATAATCTCCTGTGAGCCTGTGTATTTGTGTGCGGCAACCAGAATAGTCTGATCTGGATGAAACATAGCAAACCATAATAGATAGCCTGCGGCACAAGTTGTCTTGCCACTCTGCCGCGGCAGCATATTAATGTTAAAGCGATAATCATGATAGGCCTGCAATAACCTTACTTGATAATCGTAAGGTTCAAATTTTACCTTGCCTTTGACCGGATGCTGTATATGGAAAAAATTCCTAGCAAAATGCAGGTATCCATTGGTAGGATCAGCACAGGCCTGCAAGTGCTGTACCTGCTCCTCTGTAAACTTTTCTTTGGTATGCGCCTTTTTTGTTAAGACGCCGTCGAGTGATTTTGCCATATGTTTATTTAATCAAAAAAATAGACCCCTAGGGGTCTATTTGGCACTGGAAACAGAGTGCTAACTGCGACGAATTTTTTTCTTTTTCTTAAATTTATCTTTTATGCTTCTTTGATTTCTTGATACATTGCTGTCAAGCGACTGACCAATGCTTCATCAAATTGGCTTGGCTCACGTAATGAGTTAGTACCAGGAGCACGTGATACAGGGCTAATCTTGCCTTTGCTATTCATGTCGTCACCGCTGAATGTAACAGCCTCTGCACCGTGTGTATGATGCTTGTGACCACCGTGTGCAGAATTGCCCCAACTTTCTTCATCGTCATGGATGACTTCTTCCATCTCTTCATCGGGTGATACAGACAATGGACTTTCATCGCCTTGCACATTTAGAACTTCTTCAGTTCCCATAATTGGCTCATCGTGACCTGACTCTTCGCCGGCTTCAATATCGCGTAGGATATTCATAATGCTACGAAGGCCGCCTTCGCCCTGACCGTTGACATTGATAGTCATTGACACATTATCTGGTTGGCCTTGATGTGCCTGTGGTCCTATTGACATAATTGCGCCAGGCATGGGCATTGCGCCACATTCAGCTACACCTTCCTCGATAGCATCCATTTTTGCTATTAGATCTTTTAAGTTCATTATCTTGCTCCTTTAACTATAGCAGGCATATTATTTTGCGTTGTGCCAATAGTACTCAAGTGTTTACCATCTTGCTTGGATTGTTTTTCTTTACGATATTCTGGAGCAAGGCCTGGAACACTGTCAGCTAGGAGTTGATCATTGTATCCTTTAAACTGTGTACCCTGATGTTTGGTTTTACCCAATTCTTTTAATAGATTATATTTGTACTCGTCATTGACCATATTGCCGTTGTTGCTGGGATCTTGTTCTCGACCAATAAATGCTTCACCTGTAGGATTGTCATGCTGATGATTAATTTCGTTCTCAAGCTCTTCGTACATGCTGTGTACTTTGACGTGATTGTGTGTTACTCCCAAACCCACTGAGATACGATCACGTATTTGCAAGCTGGTAGCTGGATAATTAGTTTCAATATCATACACAGTCATTTCTGTATTTCTGTGCTCGGGGAAATCTGATTGACGCTCGCTGATCGGAGTAGTCTTACCAGAAGATACTTTGCCGCAATGGAATTCAGCTAGACTAGCTTTGATCTGCGCCACAGCATCTTTGGTATGATCCCCGGCGATCTTTATTTTAAATTCGTATGTTTTTGTACTTTCTGTCAAGTAGTGTTTGAATGATTTCATAGTATGATCCTAGTCATATATTTATTTTAAATTCTTTAATTTCTCTAACAAACTGTTGCGATCTGTGATAATAACGCCGTCACCTTGTATTGTAACGCTGTCGTCATTATTAGTATCTTGATCTAATTTTTGCTTCTTAATCTGCAAGTCGATCATTTTTAGCTTTTTATCCAGTTTGGCAGTTTTGGCTTGAATAGCATGACCCAGCATGCTGGCCGCAACTTCAAATAACCTACCGCTGTATCTAGCTTCTACATTCATGCCCAAATCCATGATGTCCTCGTAGGCATCTTTGGCTTTTTGAGCCAGTTCATCCAGCTCACTATCACCCAAATCACCCAAGCCTTTGACCTGTGGCAGTGCAGCCGATATCTTGTCATACTCACTGATATCGCGAAGAAACGGTTGCGCTAGATCAGCTTTGGCCTGTTTCTTTTCTTCTTCCTTGACAATCTTCTTGCTTTCGGGAAGATTCAACACTTCTTCTAATTTCTTTGTCATAGTATTACTTATACCTAGCGGTGACTGAATATGTCATTTTCATTGAGAATACGAAACTTCAAGCCCTGTTGCTTGCACCAAGCACCGGCGGCAGCCCATTTGGCCTGATTCTTTACAAACTGTGCTTGATTAAATTTGTTCTTGCCCACCCGCTCTAATATAGTTTGACTGGCAGGTTTTATCTCAATCAGTTCCAGTAGCATGCGGCCATTTTTATCCACGTACTGTATAAAAAAATCAGGCACATAAACAGTTTGGCGTTCAGTAAGGGGGTCTCTATAGGGGATCTGTACAGCTTCACTGGCCCATTTGACCACACTGTCGTTGTTGTCGCAAAAGTTCATAAAACTCCACTCCCAACTGCTTCTGTAGGTTGGCATCTTGTTGCCCACATACTTTTCTGGGTTTTTCATACTGAACTTGCCGCGAGCAAACTTGGCCATGTTATACCAGTATGTTACGAGCTTCGAATGTATCAGTAACTACCGCAGTTCTGTAGCCCAACAAACTGGTCTTTTCTCTATATGCATTTAGAACCTGTGCTATAACCTGGCCCAACTGAATGTCAGTTAGTCCTTTCAATTTATCAAGTAGGCTAAACACTGAAACATTTTCTACTCTAGCTTGATTAAGTAAAATTATAGCAGTTGAACTGGCACTGCTATCATCAAACCCTCTTTTTGCAAAAAAACCTATAGCGGCATCTATCTCGGCTGCGGGAAAACTTACCTGAGTTGTAAAATAATTGTCAAAAAACATTTTGACATCAGTTGCTCCTGCATGTGGGGAGATAGGAAGATTACCTGTTATCATTCTGTAATTCCTGATGTTGTGGCTGTGGTAGACGCATTTCCTGCAGTGTTATTTTGTGGAAATGAAATACCCGATAAACCTCCTACGTTTGTGCCGGTAGGCGGAGTTAGCAATCCTGCTGTACCCGAATCATTGATAGATGGTTGTGTATTCTGAGCGCCGGCTATCTGATTTATCACACTGGCCAGTATGGATCCACGAGCACCTTCTAAATCTAAACTTTGTACAAAACTGGGATCTATCACAGTTGGATCAGGATTAATACCCAGAAGTGGACTAGGACCTTTATCATAATGAGCTTCTCCGAATCCTTCAACACCTCCGGCAGGATCTTTGTTTGGATCAACTGCTCCGATGTTATAGCTTACTGCTTCATACATGATCTTCATGTCAAATTCGCGTGTCTTTGTGTCAGCGTAATCAACTCTGTTGTGATTCCAACTGGTGATTATGGGATTAGTTAAAATATATTCAACGTATTCGTGTCTAGCTATTTGATAGATTTTTATATAATTAAAGAATGGGTCTGTACTGCCATTGTCAAGGCCGTAACTGGTAGGAATATAGTCATAGCTCTGCATGGCATTTCTTGCATATGCTCCCGGCACCTTTGCCGACATTGGGTCTGCATAATAGTAAGTGTAGTAGTTTTGCCACAACTGATTTATCAAACCCATATTATCATCATGAAACTTGACTTCAATCTCACCGGGCTTGTGATAGTACTGCACTATCTTTTTTCTATTGTATTGATTCAGCGTTTCTGTTTGTACTGTATAGTTTGGTAAAGCTATACTCTTGACCAGCATGTTGATCTCAGCACCGTATCGCTGTACTATAGCTGTGTTCTGTAGAGCGCCTGTATTGATTCCGAATGCCACATGAAATTGAAAGCCAAACTTGGGAGCGAGTCTAAATTGATCAGCATTAAACAGATCTGCCGCGTGACGTTGATCTCGCAGATGGGTAAATGCATCAGACTTTAATTTATCATTACTTGTGAATGCCATACAGTATTTATTCTATGTATAAAGTGCGTAGTTAATGGATAGTCAATAAAAAGCCTGCAAGTGCAGGCTTAGTTTTATGAACCTAGTACGTTGCGACCAGTTTTAACATTGTTCATTACCGGTGTTGGACTACCGATAGCTGGAACAGGCGCAGTTTGTACCGCATTGTCAAAACGTATTGATAAGTCGATCATAGCTGGACCTTGTTCACTATATTTTAAATCTTGCCAGTTAGTTGATTCAACATAGCATCCATAACATAACCATGTTTCTAGTACACCCGGAGCAACATTGCCGTTGCCTCCGTCTAGAATTTCAATACGCATGGTAAACTTGTAATCACCAGCTGACGCCGCTGAACTTTGTTCAAAGAAGTCAAACTGTTTCTGATTTTGTTCGCCTACTAGCTTGCTAACAGCACCAGTGACATCATCACGTAGTTTGATAGGAATTGGTTCCCAGCTTGGCTTGCCTGCATAGTGGATTTTGCTGTTGTAGATTTCAATAACTTGATCAGTAAATTTGACCTGTGGGCGAGATGCTTCTGCAACTTGCTTTGTCAGCTCAGTTGTAGGAGTGCTTACACCAAAGTTTTCAAACATGATACGAAATCTATATTTTAACTTTGGCATCAACATGCCCTGTGAAGCCGCGCTTTGATCTGAAGCTAATGGTACTGTGAAGTTTGATAGTGCCGCGATTGCCATTTAATTTCTCCTTTATTTGCTACCTAAACCAGCAATAGCGCCAGTGTTCTCTAAACGTAATGGAATGTAAATAAATTCCACTGCCTTGACTGGCTCAATAGCTATATCAACGTGTAACTCATTAGCATCTATTCTGCTCGGAGTATTGTTAGTTGTATCGCATACTATCAAGTAATCGTACAAGGCTCGTTCTCCTGTGAGATTCAGCATTAATTTTTCAATTTGTTGTTTGATTGAGTTACGTGTAATTGTATCGTTTGGTTCAAATACATATGGTTTAGCAATAGCATTCAACTGGTAGCGTAGATAAATTACCAAACGTGCCACATTGATACGATTCACTGCACTGGCAACTAACGAACGTGTAAACTGCCCATATACAACTAGACCTGTGCCACCAATATAGGTAATAGGATTAACCTGTACTTTGGCCAGCGTATCGCGTTGTCCTGTGTTTAGTGATGTTGGCATAAACACACCTGTTTGTCCAACAATGTAACCAACTGAGTTTGCATTGGTAACTCCACCGCGACGTACACCTGCTGGTGCAAACCATGGATAACTCACGTTGTCGCTTAGTGCGATTGTGCGTAGCATGATATGGCTTGGAGGTACAGCAATATTGTTGCCGTACAAGTCAGTGGTTTCACCCCATGGATAGTAAACTGCTGTATTACTGTCAGTTGTAATCAGACCAATTTCACCGTCACCTGTGGCATTCTTTGAGTTACTGCCCCAAGCACTTAGGCTTGTTGCATCTGGTGTCAAACGTGCCGGAGCATCTGCTACGATAAATGATAGTAGACCGCGTCCTGTGTTTAAATTAACCAAAGAACTGGTTGTTTCAATATATCCTGGGCAACATAGTAAATCGTAAGTGAGACTGTCTTCGTTACGCATGTTTTGATTGCTGTTGATCAATCCGTTCAATGATGCTACCACCACTGCACGTTGACTCTTACGGCCAAACTGTCCTACACCTAAATAATCATTAGGACTTGCTGTTACCCAACGATCTGGATAGTAATGAGTCATGTAAGGAGAACCACTTAGGATTGTGTTTTGAGCGGCCACATTAACATAATTAGTAACATACTTCTTAACGTTGAATCCTGAACGACGTGTGTTCCACAACAACATACCTTTTGGATACAGTGCTGGATTAGGACAGTCAAAATCTACAAAGTCACTAGTAATCAGTGTGCCAGTTGCGGCGCCTGCAATAGTTTGTGGACTGGCTGCGCCTGTTTTTGCGCTGGCCGAGTTGGTGCTGTCATCATACCAGCGAGCATCAGCAAACACAATACCATTTTGTGTAGTATGATCGCTGTTGACAATCAGTACCCATGCTTTGGTCAATGCATTCCATGTGTACAGCGTTGGCCAAGCTTCTGTATTGCTTGAATTTAACCATAAATCACCGTGCTGTAAACTTGCACCTGATGAGTTAGTGGTTGGTTGCGTAGCAGAAATAATAGGACCATTGATGTCTGTAGTTGTGGCACTGTTTGCATAGCCAACACCTTGGTTGACAACAACTTTTCCTGCAGTTGAGCAGTAGCCTCTCCAGCGTGTGCCATCATTGATCATGATGTCTAAATCAGTGATCACTGTGTCATACCATAGGGTACCGTTGGCAGGAGTTGATGTAGGTGCTGTTGGGCTCACTGTTACCCAAGGAGTATTACTAGAGATTGACAGTGTATTGGCCCATGCTGATACCAAATACTTGCCGTCGCTGCCTGTTGAATCAGGAGCGGCAAAGAAATTGCTGATACTGATAGTGCCACTTGTGGTAAAGGCCTTGTTTAGCGGAGTGTTAGTACCATCAGTAAAGCGTATGTCACCACCCTGTGTATGAGATATAACAATCTGATTGTTTGCATTAATGCTGGCTACCACGTTGGTCAATGTTTGTACAGCGGCATTGAACGCGGCCACAAATGCCTGTGCATCTGATGTAGCGTTGCCCGAAGCAGTAAATGTAACTGCCGCACCACTCACTTGTGGTGCTGATGTTAGTGTAGAACTGCCTATCTGACTAGATGCCACAGCTACGATTGTGTTCGAACCGCTAGTAAATGTACTTGCTGTGATGATATTAGATGTTACAGTTGTAGCACCTGTTGACGCACGATAGTAAATTTTATAGTTGGCGTAGGTTGGATAGTTGATGCTGTTGATTGTTGTGAGTGATTCTGTATCGTTAAACTTGACATAAACTTGTCCCACTGGTATGTTTGCACCGCCACCTAATGGATCCAATGCAGCCATCGCTGACTGATTGTTGGCATACAACTGTGTAACTGAAGTTTGTTGTATCCAGCTGGCAGTTGTACCATTGTACAAACTGATATTGAAGTTGGCGCCTAGATTGACTGTAGTTGTTTTGATCCATACTGAACCTGACGGGAATCCTGTAGTGCCGGTCAGTGTGCCTGATGAATAATTGCCGAATTGTGGAACTTGATAATGCGGTGCAATAACCAACACTGGTGGATTATATGTACCAGCTGTAATACCCAGTGTGGTCAACGACATTGTGCCGGCTGCGATAGTAACCTGAGCACCGGTTGAATAGATATTTAGGAAACCGTTGCGCACACTAGATGTGATACCTGCTGAGGTCAATGCTGAGCTGGCGTTGATCGCTGTGGACAAACCTGCCAGCGTTGTGCCAGCATTGGTGATTGTGTTGGCATTGATTATTATTGTTTGACTGGCAGTAAATGTTGGACTTGGTGCAGTTGAAGTGATAGTTGGCTGTGATTTGGCCCAAGCAGTTGTACCAACTTGTACCCAACTACTGTTGCTGACAGCAATAGTTGAGCCACCTGTACCGTCGTTTGCTGTATTTTTTGTTTTGTACCATAGAATATGTGTGTTGGTTGCTGATGAATTTGCAACCACGGCATAGTTACCTGAAGCTCCGTAGCTGGCCAATGGGCTATCATACACATCTAACCCATCAAACCCTGTTGACGGACTTAGGTATGCTGTGTTGGTAATAACTAACAGATTGCCTATTGACTGCTGTTCTTGAAATGTTTGTCCGTTTGTTGCAGTTGCCGCATTGGCATTCCATTCAAATACACCATAGTTTGTGGCAGTTGTGTTCCACCAATATGTACCGGCTGTTGGCGAACCTACTGGTATGCTGGTTGATCCTGTCAGTTGTCCGAGGTCAACTGGAGCACGTACCACATAGGCTTGATTGCTAACACCCAAGAAACTGTAGGCAGCTTGTAGACCGTATTCATTGATCTCACCTGCATTTACTGGATTGTTGCTGGCGTCTGTTTGAAAGTAAGGTACACCAAATGTGGCACCTAGGTCTGCTTGGCTGGTCAGTGTATATACTACACCAGCGTTGGCAGCCAACGTGCCCGGGGCAATTCCTGTGCCAGCTGAATTTGCTTTGTTTGCTTGTGAAGCTACTACGATTAGGGGTATGGTACCTGGGGCAGCGGGTGTATAGAACGATTCATTTACAACCGTTACGCTAATTCCTGGTGAACTTAATTGAGCCATTGTGTTATCTCCATGATGACATGCTGTTAATGTATTTATGGCATTTGGACTTTTTGGTGCAGTTATACTACCACAAAAAGGGGATAAAAAGGCTTAAATAATTGTATGAGACCACTGTGTATGTGCGGCCTAAGGCCAGCCGCTGTTAATTATCACAAAAACGGACGTACTTACTACAGACGTAAGTGTGAAACTTGCCTTGGTGGCAAAGGAACAGCACGATGGCTTCGTGCTGGATACAAAGTAAAACTCAGTTGCGATAAATGCGGGTTTAAGTCACAGCACAAAGAAGTGTTTGCTGTGTTTCATGTTGATGGCAATTTAGACAATTGCCATCATGCAAATCTCAAGACTGTATGTGCAAACTGTCAGAGAGTCCTACATAAAGAGGGCGTTCGTTGGCGTCAAGGTGATCTAGTTCCGGATCTATAAGCAGTTTGACCTGTTGATAAAGATCGTCAATAGTGCCATTGTTATTGAGCACAGCATCAAAACTAGTACCAACCCAAGCAGTTTCACTTGCGTGGATCATTTCAGTTTTTAACCAGTCTTGTGCATTGGCACTGCCTCGATTTGCCTGTACAGCAATGTCCAACCAATGTGGTTGAATACCGCGTTCGACACACACAATTTGTCCACCTGCACTTTTGATTGATTTGATTTCGTTAGGGAATCGGCAATCACTAATAACAATATTGTCTGTACTTGTGCGCAGTTTGTTTTCCAGTGCCGCAATCCACATGTCATCGTGGAATCCCTGACGGCAAACTTCTGTACCCCAGTATTGCAAGATCCAACGCGGAGTCAAATGTGGCATGCCCAGTCTTTCGGCCCACCAAGGATCCACTTGTTCTCGCCATTCACGGGCCTGTTTTGTGCGGCCTTCCAGCATGGTTCTGTCCCAACCAAACACTGCGCTGACAGCATCCTTAAGACTGTTGGCAAATGATTCTCGTCTAAACCCGTGAAAGTTAGTTAGATAATCTGCAATAGTATCTTTGCCCGAGCCAATAAAACCGCACACACCTATGATCATAAGAATCCCCTGTAAGTAGTGCTAGTATATAACACTTTTATTACAGGGGTCAATATATTTTTTAACCTATTACGAAATAATAGCCCGAACCGCCGGGAACTAGCATTTCTAATTCCTTGTCCAATTTTTCAATCATCTCTTTGGCTTCGCTTTTTAGTGCAGTTCCGTTCAATGTTACAGGACTGCTAGGACCCGATATTGATCCAAACTTGCTACGTGCCTCGCCCAGCATTTCTTTACTAGTGGCCAAAGTGTAATCACGTATCCATTGTTTGGCGTACGGATCTTGTAACAATACCCAGTCAGGGCGATAGTTATAGGTCTGCACTAGAATCTGTTCGCCCTGTGCAAAAGGACGTTGTAAAATGTTCAAAATGTGTGTGGTAGGCTTCCAAAGGAATTCTATATAACTACCAAACATACGCCCCACTAGTTTCTGATAGCCAGCAAATGCATCGTATGTGGCCAATCCGCCCATCATACTTCCACTCATCAAATAGGTATTGGTATATGCTAGATTAAACGGCTCAAATAGCGTGCCGCCTGCACCAATACCAGTTCTTGAGCCAATAGCTCTACGAAACACTTGACGTACTGTGATAACTTCATCAGGTAATCTGTATTCATTTTCGTCCTGTATTAGTTCTAAAAACATGTAGCTTTCTTCTACAGCGTTGGGACTGCGCTGACGCATTCTATTTAGGGCACGATCTAGAGCCATCTCATAGTGAACGGGATCAAGTTCTACTTCAACCATACCATCGCCCAGCATGAGTTTGACGTACTCAAATACTTTGTTACGCTCTACAGTTGATGTACTTTGGGTGCTTGACGGTAGTGAATCTGCCATATAATTGTCCTCGTACTATATTTAGCTATCGATAAATATGTTACTATGCCACGCTTATCCCTATACAAACCAGAAAAAGGCAAGGACTACAAGTTCATTGACCGACAAGCCTCAGAGATGTTCACTGTGGGCGGAACTGATGTGTATTGGCACAAATATCTAGGTGCCAATACATCAGCTGAAAATGCCACTGCGGCACAGCCCAACTATGCCAATACCAGCGTGACCAACATACAAGATCTGCTGTTTTTAGAAAACCGAGATCGCACCTACGATAAAGAAATCTATAGAATTCGTGGGCTATATCAAGTTCAAAACATTGACTTTAATGTTAGTCAGTTTGGACTTTTCATTGAAAATGACACAGTCTACATGACTGTACACATCAATGACATACAAAAAATTATAGGGCGCAAGCCCATTACTGGTGATGTATTAGAACTGCCACATCTACGAGATGATTTTGCCCTAAACAATTACAATGTCAGTTTGCCCAGATACTATCAAGTTACTGATGTGGGTCGTGCAAGTGAAGGATTTTCAGTAACCTGGGCTCCGCATCTCTACAGATTAAAACTCAAGAAGGTGGCCAATCAACAACAGTTTACATCTATATTCAATGCACCCATTGCTGACAGCAACGGTGATCCTATAGTTGGTTCCAACACCACCTTGGCCGAGCTACTGAGCAACTACAATACCATAGTAAATGTGGGCGACCAAGTGGTGGCACAAGGTCAAGCAGATGCACCAAAAAGCGGTTACGAAACAAGACAATTTTATACATTGGCTGTAGATCCTGCAACAGGCAAGCCGGTGGTTCAGACAGCCGACGAGTCAACACTGGATAC